ATAAATTGGTACCCCCAAGAGGACTTGCACCTCTACACCTTTCGGCAGCGCGTTTTGAGTGCGCCGTGTCTACTATTCCAGCCATGGGGGCTTAATGTTTTTTAAAAATTGTTATTACTCTAAAGCGATGATTAGTGCTCTTCACCATACCAATTACAGCTTCAAGGTTAAAATCTGTTTTTCTGTACATAGGCAAAACTTGGTCTAGCCAAACTACATGAGACCCGCTAAGCAAACGTTTCCCAAGCACGTTCATAACCACATTTCGTTTAATCATGGTGGTTTTGTAATGGTTACAATCCTCTACAGAATAAGGTGGGTCACCCATTACTAAATCAAAATCTTCAACTGGAACGTTTTCTAATCTTTGCGCATCATCAATATAATCCGCGCCACTTTCAGGATTAATATCAACGGTTTTACCAGCTAAAAGAGATAAATCTACTTTACCACTAAAAAGGTGTAAAACATTCTTTTTCTCAGGAAAAAGCGCTTTTATGCGCTTAAGATAACCGTGAGGGTAGCCCCCATAGTATGTACTTTTGACAGTATAGTTATTGCCCATTATCCAAGTGCCAACAACCCTACCGTCTTCAGCGACAAATAGACTACGTGGGAAACCAGTTTCCTTAACGTAGTTATCGATACGTTCTTGCCAAATCATTTGCTTTTCATGCTTTCTCCAACTCAGCAATTAATACATCAGCATAAAAAACAGCCGCAGAAGCTATCTTTGGTGCGCTACTAGCGGGAACATATTCAGCGCCATTTGCTATATTTGAATTTGAAAGCATTCCTTTCAACACTTGGGTTGCCACATACTGTCTAAACGACATACCTCTAATAGAACCGAGAGTCCCGTCGCTAGGGAACGCACATTTATTTCCTAAGTTGCTCATAAGTTTAAAAAGCTAGGTGCAGTTTTATTGTGAAAATGGATATTCCCCATCAAAACCTTCTCCGTAATATTCATCATCGCTCGTCTTACTGTCGCCAAAAGAATACACCTGACATTCCCTAAAATTTCCTTTCTCGTCCAAAAAAGTCCACCAGCCGCCTAGACGAGCATATTTATCCACGATAGTTAAGTCTTCCTTTTTGTTCTTTTTGTTTATTTGAATTTTATGACCCACGCTTAAGAGTCTTGTTGGAATATTTATTAATAACATAAACTGGTACTCCAGTAAGATTTCTGTTGAACTAAAAACTAGGTGCAGTTTTTTTATGTAACAATTGGAATTGAACCAATTATGTTTTGCTTTGATGGCAAATGCCTAACCATTAGGCTTTATTACGTTAGTAATGATTGCTGGATGCACCTAAATCTGGGGCCACCTGAAAAACTTGCACTTACCATATCCCATTTACCGAACGGGTTCACCGCTATCTGTGAGTAAGTGGCGTATCTTAAATTGAATGAGGGAGCTAATGGGTAAATTATAACAGTCCGCTTTAAAGCACCACCCATTATGATAAGTTGGGTCTCTATCTCCTTCATGAAAGAATAGGGCTTGCTGATAAAATTTTATTTTGTCAATGTAGCCTAGTATCCATGCACAAGAAAAATCTTCTAAAATTCTTACGAAAGCATAATAGTCACATGCTTGTCTTGTGTTAAAATCAGCAACAGTACAAAAATAGTGAGGCTTAGGTTTTGAGGTGCAGGACTTTGTTTTTACATCTATGCGTACATTACCTTTTATTATGTCATAGTCATGCGTCCGTTTAATAACAGCACTTATATAATTAGCAACTAACAACTCACCAAGAAAACCATAGATATTACCTTGTCCTCTTGTAATAGAGTTTTTTAATTCTCCCATGTCGTCAGAAAGTTCTGCTGCTTCACGGATAAGAGAACAGCTTGGCACTACTTCTATCATAAAGACAAGATTAAATCATAAATTCAATCGGGGTTCTCTTACCAAACCACTTCCGAAAGACAAATTGAGCCGTGCTATTATTGCATTTCCAAGGTTTTGTAATATGACACATTTCTTTTAATGGCTGATTTTGCAAATGACGGGGCTTATGAAGGTGCCAAACTCTATTAATTTTAGTTTTTCCTTTTACAAAATCCACATCTCCATGAACCTCAAAAACAAACTTAGGCATTAAAGGCTTACCCGTACAATTATAAGCCAAATAATAAGCCATACTCCATTCTTGACCGAACCAAAAGTGTTTCATACAATCAATTCACGTATCAAACAAATGAACATTAGTTTCTAACACTCTAGTCTTTAATTCTTCTTCGGGCAACTCCATAATTACATTTAACCACTTATGAAGCTGGTTATTCAGTTGTTGATGAAATTCTTCAGAACAAAAATACGTATTTTTATCAGCAGCCATGTCAATCACTTCAGAAAATGATGTTTGCCAAACGTAGCGGTTTTTATGGCTAACCCTTATCATCCCAATATAGGCATCTGTGGGGTGTAGGTCCCAAAACTCACAAAAGGCTATTTGCTCTTTAGTTAACTTTAGCCTTTCGTTCTGAGCTTTAATAAGTTCTTCCATAGTCATATGAGCTATAGGAGGAAAGCCCTTAAGAGTGATATCCATAAAATTGGTGCGGCATGTGGGTATCGCGCCCACAACTTCTGCTTGGAAGGCAGTCATGTATCTATTAACACCTATGCCGCATGAAATTATTAATCCGGTTCGATTGTTTTTCCGCCGAATTTCTTAGCGAAAAACTTATTAGTCTTCGTCATTTCTAAAAACTCAGTAAGAGGCAAAGTAGGTGGATTACCTTGCATAGGACCAAAAGTGTCGCTCATATACTTAACATATCTATCATAAAGAGCTTTATCATTTGCGGAAGTAGTTCTCTCTACGTAATCATCAAGCAATTCAAATCTCGGGACCATTCTCCCTTCGACTTCTACCCTGTCATTTAAAAACATCGGAAGGGGCGTAGCCCAAAGACACCGAAAATCACCTACAAGATTATAATAAATTACTAATAGTTGATTGTCCTCTGTGTGGACTGCTGTACCAACCACTTCGTAGGTTCCACCTTCGAAATGTCTGTAAACCCCTATTTCAGCTTTTCTTTTCATTGTAAAATTGGCAGCTAGGGTCCGACTCGCACGAACATCTTTCGTCTTAACAGGACGACGTAATACTATTATACTACCTAGCTATGGAGGCTCCGACAGGATTTGCACCTGCGTCAGGTTGGTTAACGGCCAACTGCTCAACTCGCTGAGCTACAGAGCCAAAAACTTGTTTTTGCTTATGTGCCATATCCCATACTTCTTGTTTATGCGTTACAACGCATTAACTGGCTTTAGCGCTCTTGCCGCCTTCTTCTCATCTCTCACGCTTTTAACTCTTCCATCCTTAGGAATAAATACTGGATTAACAAACAAAGGAGCATTCTTTAAAAGTTCATATGAGGCGCTATGGTCATAAACTATTGCGTGTTTGCCACACAAGTCACAAGTTGTATATGTTTGCCAAAAGGGCTTTTTTATCTTAGCCTTAGTCGCACAAGCCTCACAGTAATACATCTAAAGACAGTTTACAAAGAATTTCTAAAAAGTCAAGAGTTTAAAATTGGTGCTCCCAGCAAGAATCGCACTTGCACGGATTTCTCCATAAGATTCTGAATCTTACGTGTCTACTATTTCACCATGGGAGCATGCCTTACAGGAAATGGAGATTTCACATAACTGAAGTTCCGCTTCATCTAGAATAGCCTCGCTCTTACGACGAGCCGAAGCGAAGCGTCTGTTCCATCCAGCTAGCTAAGCTGTTTCCCGTAAGACGGTATCTCATTCTTATTGAAATTGGTGCGACTACTCGGACTTCCACCGAGACGGATTTCTCCATTAGCTCCTCAGGCTAACGCGGCTTGTAATTACGCCATAGTCGCAAAAAAAAAAAAAAAAAAAAAAGAAAAAATTTATTCAAATTTCTTAATAAACTAAAAAAAAAATAAAAAAATAAAAAATTTGTTTTTTCAAAGGGAAAAAAGTTAAATTTTTTTAATATTTTTATAAGT